CATCAGATACATTTCTACCAAGTAGTGTTGATGACTTAGCATGGTAGATATATCCATCTGCCTTATTAATAATATACTTAAAAAAACTGGAATCACGTACAATTGATTTAATTTTTAATGTTTCCATGTCTAAATTAGCTGCATCAATAAATGATTTTGCTGCTCTTTCTTTGTTAGATTCAGCCCCTTCACCATTAATGTGTCTATCCATATTTTCATAGATAACATCTAAAGGTGTTGCTTTTCTATACTGAGCACTGTTACTATCAACTATTTTTGCAATGTAGAATAGTTTAGTACTATTCTTGTCATATAATTTCTGAAGTTCAGAAAGAGCTTTGTTACGCATTTTCTTATATTCAGTTCTAATCATAGATGTTTCTTCCTCTTTATCAAGATAGAATTTTGGTGGAACCGGTCTAGATCTTGCATCCTCATAACTTTTTGCTACAATAGCAAAACCTCCAGCTTCAATTGCCATCAGTTTAATTCTATCAAAAGGATTTTCCATGTCTAAGAATAATGGTTCATTACCACATTTGATATCAATCTTATTCCAAAATTCAGCATTATCTGGTTTAAGAAGTTTTACTTCTTTCCAAAAATCTTTGTCTTCTGGATCAATTATATTTGCTGCAAGTTCTTTTTCAAGATCTGCAATTGTTTCTCTAATTTGTTTTACTCTAGCATTTTTTTCTTCTACTGGAAGTAATTTGATCTCTGGAGCAAATTCATTAAGACCTGTAATGTATCTGATTACACCATTGCTTTCAAGACATGCTAATTGCTCATGATGTTTAACACCATCATAAAGAGCCATACCATATTCTTCAAGTCCCATGTTAGTTGAGTTGCTGTCTACAAAAGGTCTAACAGCTAGTTTTGTTTTCTTTTTGGTAGGAGTTTCTACCATTGTAAATTGAGTTTCCATTGTTGTTGGTTTTTATTTTTGTTGATTTTTAAACTTAAAAAATAGGGAGGAGTTGCCCCCTCCCTTTTTATCTATATAGGAGATTAGAATGATCCACCAGTTACTGGGTTTCTCATAACAATCTTAAGTACTTTAGTTGGATCCTTAACCCAAATAGCTGGGAAAGTTTGAGTCATCATAACTCTATATCCATTGAACTGTCCTGAAGACTGGAAGCCTTGAGTACGTCCCATGTAATCCATAGTACCATTTTGATACCACCATTTCAATTGATTATCCCAAGACAATTTCAACAAGAAGATGTTGTCATTTGTATTGTCAGTGATATCAAAGATAATGAATGAGTAAGAAGACAATGGGAAACCATCAATGATTGGGTTCTCAATATCATTTGTGTGGATATTGTCAAATGCAGGATTCAATACAAACTTAACATTTGCTAAGAATGGAATTACATAAGAAGTGTAAGAGAATCCAAAGTTCAAGTCCATACCTTTACCAGTGATTGCACCGATGTCAGCAGCTTGAATCAAAAGACCAGAAGCAACAGCTTCTCTCTTAATAGCTTCATTTACCATTCTCATTCCACCCATACCAGTTTGAACTACTAGAGATCTTTTTGGATCTGGACCTTGGAACTCAACTTTACCATTGAAGAAGTTGTAGATTTCTCCACGGAACAAATCCAATGTAAAGTTATTTTTGTTGTATACTCTTTTGAAAGAGTTATCCAACTGTCTCCAAAGACCTACAGATAATCTCATGTCATCAGCACCATCTTGACGAACTCTACCACCATGACCCCACATTAAGTAAGTTTCAATGTCAGTAGCAATTTTGCTCAAGTGAGCTGCTTCCATTTGAGTTAAGAAAGTTCTTGACAAATCACCATTGTCAAATGCTTTTTTAACTTTGTCTTTACCCATAACTTTGATCATGTCTTCTAATGAAGATATAGAAGGATCATTGTTAGCACCAAAGTTTCTCCAGATCTCAGTTACAGGAACTGTACCATCTGCATTCATTCCACCTTTGATCATCAAGTCAGCTCTAGAAGATACTGAATAATGAACGTGAGCTTCAGCTCCACCTACAAAGTTGTAGAATTCACGGAATGAAGTTCTTGTAGTGATGTCAGAAAATCTTTCACCATATTCTCCTCTGGCAGAACCTTTACGGAAGAATTTAGTACCATTTGTTAAGTACTTGTGGTCAAGGAATTTATAGTTGTCATTGTTTACCAATTGAACTGTATAGATGAAACCATCTCCTACAGGTAGGATATCTTCATCTGTTACATACATCTCAACACCATTGTATTTGTCATAAGTGATGATATCACCATGTCCAAACTCTCTACGGTTGATTTTGATTTTGAATGGAGAACCATCTGTACCAAGAATCTTACTAGGACTCTCAATATCCTCAATAATGTAAGGAAGGTCAATAGATACAGGAGTCTGCCATCTATATTCCCCACGGTGGTTATCTACCATGATTACATTCTTTCCACCAAATGAAGACATTTGATAAAGAGGCATTTCAACCTTTTGAGCCATAGCCCATAAGTCTACTGGACCTAAATCCATAGGTTCAGCATCTTTCAGCATGTTAACCAAGTGGTATGAATCCACATGGGAACTTGCCTGATACGAGGTATCCCGGAGGAATATACCATTGTTTAAAACTGGAGTTGCCATTTTTTATTTGTTTTTAAATTGTTACTACTTAAAACCGTTTAAACATATTATTGCTTGAACGGGATATTGTTCTTGTTGGTTTAGAAGAAGATCTTGGTTCCTCTCTATCTTCTACACCATTTGAAGAGATATTTTTTCTTGACTCTTCAGTTTTTAATTGTCTTACTACTTTTTCAGTAGCTTGTCTAGTGCCTTGTTCTTTAACTTTATTTCTGTATCCATCTGGATCAGAAAGTAACCAAAGAGCTTCAGCAATTAGATCATGTCTTGGTTCTACAAACTGATACTTTTCTAACAAGTGTCCAAGCATGTTTGTAGGTTTACCAGAAATTGATGGATAGTTAGGTTGAACTAATCCAGAATATAAATGACTTTGAATTTTCTTGTCAAGCTTAACTCCTCCTAATTCACCTACTGAAAGTGTATTGTATACATTATCTTGGTAGGCTCTAGCTTGTTCAGCTTGTTGTTGTTTTTTATACTCTTGATCTGCAAGTTGTTTATTTACTATGTCTGCTTGCATTTTATCCAACTTCGGTTTGAACTGCTGTGCTTTCTGACCTAATCTTCCAAGTTCATGCCACTCTTCTACTTCAGCTTCAATTTCTTCTGTACTACCAAAATTAGTAGCATAAAGATATTGTCTTGCAATCTGTGCTTGATCATACTCATCTGTTGGATCAAGTTCTCTGATTTCTTCCACTTGTGCAAGTGTTCTGAATAAACTTTTAAGATCTTGACCACCATCAGCTACATATTTAGCAGCATACTGAAGTTCTTCTGGCAATGATTGAAAAAATTCTTTTGGAGTATTTCTTCTAATCTCAGCTTCTCTTTCTTGAAAGTTAGCTTCAAACAGTTCTCTAAAATCTTTTGTAGTGTATTCATCTAAAGATTTATCATCATCAAAAGGCATTAAAGTTCCTTCTTCAATCATCTTATGAGCTAACTCAGCAAGACCTGATTTATCAACCTTTGGTCTTCCCTTGTTACCAGCATCTTCCTCTTGAGAAATTAAACTGTCTAACTCAGCAATTGTTTCATCAACTTCTGCTTTCTTTTCCTGAGCTTCTTTCCTTTCTTCAGGAGATTTAGCTTCAGGATTGTCAAAGAACGTCATGTCTGTTTTCTCAGCTTTGAAAACAGATTTCTTTTCTGGTTCTTTTTGGTCATCTGGAAGCATAATGTTTTCTGCTCCCGGAACCCCAAAAAGAGAATCAATATCTACATCTACTTGATCTACCGTTGTAGACCCTTGCACCTGATCATTCAGGTCATCTATTACTTTACTCATTTTGTTGTTGGTTTTTTATGTTATACTTTAATATACAAAATAAACTTGGAAAATTTAAAAGTTAAAAATTCTTTTTTTGCACTATATAGCTAAACCTATTTTTTCTTTTTATCAGAAGATTTAGAATCGTACTTATTCTTATTAACTCTAGCTATTTCCAGTTGTTTATTTGCAATATCTTCTTGAACTTGTAGCTTCTGTTGCTCAACATCCATCTTCTGTGAATGTCTTACCATATCATCACTTTGCTTCTGTCTTTGAATATCAGTTTGTTGTTGGTATTGTTCAGTTGCTCTGATTTCTTTCATAGCATCTTTAAAGTCAGACTCTTGGTTTTGATTAACATCAGCCATTGCACCATATCCAGAAGCTCTAATTTCAGCTACTGTAATATCTTTCTGAATCATCTTATCATCTCTTTGAGAAGCAGCATCAATTTCCATTTGTTTTTGTTTCTCTTGAGATTGTAATTGTTCAGTCTGCATTTGCTGTTGCTGTTGCATCTCTTGTTGTTTCTGGTCTTGCATTCTCTTCTCAGACATCTTAAGAACTGTGTTCATCTCTGAAATAGAATCTGACTGAACAATTTTACCAAGATCATAGATAGAAGCTCCAGTTGTATTATTCTGAATAGCCATTTGTTTTAACTGTTCTAATACAGCTCTATGGTTTGCAGTTGTAGTACAAAATATATTTAGATCTCTCATTAGAAGATCAGTCCCGTCAACTTGAAAAGTTACTTTTTCATCTGCTTCTGTAATATATGTAAGTCTACTTGAAGGTTTTGTAGAATGATAGTACTGAGCTAAGTCAGTTCTCATCTGGTGAACCCTAGGCATTAAGTAATCACAGTGTTGTATAAAGTATACTTCAGTTTGAGCATATGAAGAAGCTGTTGCTTGTTCTACTCCAGTTGCAGTCATTTGAGATAACTGTTGTCCCATTCTTTGTGGATTGACACCTATTACTTCATATGCTTGAGACTTAAAGTGACTAGCCAACTGAACCCTAGACATTAATCTCTCTGTCTGAGATAGATCAAGCTTTTGGAAATGTTGGAAGTTTAATGCATTCTCTGTGTTTGTAATAGAAGTATCCAATGGTAACATCTGGAAGTTCTTCATTGCTACATATGCTTTAGCTAAGTTACCTTTCCCCCAGTCTTCTCCTAATGAGTGTCTTGGTAAAGTATTCTGATCAAGCATGATAATAGTACCAAGCTCATCTACTAGTATATCAGCTATTTGATTGTTGACAATGTTATATCCAATCTGGTATGGTTTCATTAAATCTAATAAAGCTGTAGAACGTGTATTTCTATCAGAGAAGACAGAACCTTCTACAGGAATCTTACATCCATATAAACTATTGTCACCTTTAAATTGAAATTTTAGGGCCCCTATTTTTGGTCTATTCACTCCTATATACATTGGAGTAAATCCTCCAGGATTGTTCATACCCCAGAATGAAGGAATATTTGGTCCAATTTTAATACCTCCCCATACTTCATTAATCCAGATCCAGTCAATATGTTCTCCAAAGATTAGATTATCTTTTGTTTTATTTTTAAATAATCTAGTGTCATAGATAGCTTTATCTGTTATAGAGTAATCTTCACTAACTACCTCAGATGTAACTTCTCCCATTTCTGATATCTTAGTAAGATGCCCCACTTTTTTCTGAGACTTCCAGTAACCTGTAGTTACTCTAAGTAGATAGGCAGTTCCTTGATCATAATAGTCTTCTCCTTCTGCCATGATTTGAGTGATGATATCAGAACCATCTAATACATTACCACCCATAAAAGATGTGTACTGTCTGTAAGCAAGGGATGGCATATTAGTATTCCAGTCATGTGACTTAGTACCATCATAGAAAGTTCCATCATTTTGAAGACCTCCAATGTTATATGCTGCAGATCTAATAGGATAGATTGCTTCTAAGGCTGCTAATTGATCCTCATCCATCAAGTAACCATACCTATCAACTACATCAGATGGTGTATACATTTCTGTTTTACCAACCCAGTTTGCTTGTGAGATATATCTATTGTCTGGAGACTTATGATAAAAGGTAACTACTGGATTCCAAAGTTCTACTTCATAGTCATCTTCCATCATTCTAAAATGCCAGAATTCTCTATCAGTAATAAGCATGTCACGGAAAGCTCTTTCTTCTAGTTCATCCATTCTAAATCTTTCAACATCTACTTTATGTTGGTGACTTGCCCATTGCTCAATGATAGATCTATAATCTTTCTGAAAGAATTTTTCAATCTCAGGAAGAGTTTTAATTTTTGCAGGATCTAATTGTTGTTGTGCTTCTTCAGAATTTGGATCTAATCCTTGTTGTAGTAATGCTGATATAATTTTTGTTTGAGCATCTGCCATCAATGTTTCTTCAACCATTGCTCTTTTTTGCTCAAGCATTTCATTATGTGAAATGTCATCAACTGCTCTATAAGTTAATTTAGTTGATCTCTTAGCAAATTCAGCTACTAGAACATTAATAACATTTGGGATAATAGGATAGAATTTAAGCTCTAATGCTGAAGCATCTTCTTTAGTTAGAAGTTCAACAATCTCTCTCATCTCATTATTTTCCTCAACAATGTAATCAGTTCTATCTATAATACCTTTTGCAAGTTTATAGTTCTTCATTAATCTACGGGCATTTCTACGGATTTGTTTTAGACCTTGCCATTCTAGCCAGTCTAAATTCCATGCAGCCCATTCATCATCTTTTTCTATTTTTGGTATAAATTGAAGAGGTTGTGTAACACTGCCTAATCGGTTGTGTTCAACCTTAGCCCCCTTTTTTAATTGCATTGCATTATATACTTGCATAACCTTTATTTAAAGTTTTTGAAAGCAGACTTTCTAAATCCACTCATTGTATTTTTCATACCTTCACCCATGTGCCTAAATGGACTCCTATTTAATTTAAACAAATTTTCTGACTTTTGCAAGTTTTTGGCATTATCATCTGTAATATGTCTTCTTAAATATCCTCTATTTGACTCTTGAATTTTCATAAATGATACAAGAGCAGCAAAAGATACTAGTCTATCCACGTTGACTCCATCACTATACTCTTGCATTTCCTTGATTAACATTGGATCAGGTATCCTTTCAATACCATATTTTGTCCTTACAATTGTACCATCAGATTTTGTTTCAATATCTAATTCCTCTTTAGTGTATTCAATAGCATAACTTAACATATGTGCTTTAAAGAGTGTGCCGGTATTTTTCCAACCATACTCTTGATATACATTACCATTAGCACTTAAATCTTTTAGGAATAGTATCTGACTTTTAGGTACTAGATATCTTTGTTTTTTTCTAGATATCATATACTGTATAAAGTAAGAAATATTATTTTCCACAAGTGCCCAGGCATTATACCATTCAATAATTAGTTCTAGCATTTGATGGGTTTTATTGATATCATCATATCTACCACACCAAGATGCTACAATCTTTCCTTGTTCAATATAAGTTTCTGTTTCACCACTAGTAACTTTTGTTATTTCAACAGGTGCTTTCATTATGTAGATAGAACATAATGATTCAGATGTTGTAGTTTTACCTTCACCCACGGGGTCAATAGAAGCATAATATGTTCCAAACTTTGGATCATCAATTGGTCTTTCCCATACTACAAGACATGCTGTTTTATCTTCTGTCTTTTTGTTTATTGGAAATTCCATGATTGGTCTTTTATTACTTTGTTTTACAGAAGGTTTACCATTCTCATCTGTAAAAATATCAAGGTATTCAAAACCATATTCTTTATCTTCTATTCTTCTTTGTTGTGCAGCAAGTAAATGTGTAGGGAAAACAGATACACTTCTATTTGCAAAAGCTTCATGGATGTTTCTTGGATGCTGAGAAATTCTTAATTGATATTCTTCTGGAGCAAGTTCATCTTTCCATTTCTTGAATTGTTCATTCAATGCTTCTAATGCTTCTTCTACAAGTGAGTTACCATAGTCATCAATATATGGTGGCATTGACCACTGCTCAGGAATAAATAAACCTGATAGACCTGTAGTACCTTTACCATCTATTAAGTCTGTTTCTACTCCATATATATCTTTTGCATTAGGATTTAAGATCATATCTTTTAATGGTAGACACTGTCCTAAATCACCCACTGATCCTGCAGCAATAAACATCCCTGTAGTAATTAAACCAGATCTCATTGCTGGTCTCATATACTCATATGTTTGATCCATCTTAGGAGCAATGCCGGCCTCTTCATGGAAGAAGTATTTAACCGGACCCCCTACACCATTTGTAGGATCTTTCTCAAATGACATACCTTGTATAGTACCTTTAAGACCCACTTCATTTTTTCTATCTCCTTTTCTTACCTCAATCTTCTGTTGCCACATCATTACTTTATCTGGTGACATTGGACGGTACCATGCAGTATGTTCATTTAAGAATGCAGCATATTCCTGTAAGAATTTCCAAGAACCTTTCTCATTGATATAATCTTTAAGACTGGCTCCAATTTTTAAAGTAACCCCTGCTTCAAACCATTGTTGATTTATAAATTTACCCATGTGAAAATAGGAAGAAGCAATCTGACGTTTCTTTAAAATAGCTGCATGTTTATAATTTAATTCTGCAAGGAGTTCATAAAGTGCTAAGTGATATTGAGCATCTCTGATTTTAGCAAAGTCAAACTTCTGTTGTTCCTTATCAAAGATTGGTAAAAAGTTTAACCACATGTAATACTCTCTACATACAAACCATTCACTTTCAGAGTCTTTAACTATTATACCCTTTCTACATTTAGTTTTTTGATCATCCCAATAATTTACAAAGTCTTTGGACTTGAAGGGAGCTGCACAGTATATCCCATCTTTTCTAAACTTGGTTGACTCAGAAATAAATACTTCACTGGTAGTTTTATTGAATTTGTACTCTCCAGGTACTTTGAAAATTTTGTTGAGGATATATTGCTTGAATTCTTCTCTGGATTCAAAGCTGGTTGTTGTCCACTCTCCATTGTCATAAGTTGGTATGTCTTGATAAATTTCACTCATAATTACATGTCATATGCTAAACCTTGTCCACCTCTAACTTTACTTGATTGTTCTTCTTGCAGATCTTTATAAGCTCCTTTAAAAGAAGCTCTAATAGCATCATAGTTTTTAGCTGCAGCAATTAAAGAATTGATATTACCATCTCTTCCTGCAGTTATAGTTGTTGTCTCCATGTATCTAGCTAATCTATCTAACATAGATGCAATACCTTTATATGCTCTGGATGTAGGTGTTCCATACATTTTTTCACAAAATAAAAGTGCTGTATGGATTGTATCATCCTCTGTAGAGAAGTCTGCTGCAATCTCTCTTAGTATTAATGATTCTTTATCTAAATCCGGAGTAAAGAAAAATGGATTCATATCAGGATTTGGGCAGCACATGTAGAACAGATACAAGTATACTTTTAAATAGTCATCTGGATATTCATCCATAACATCTTTAAGAGCTTTCAATGTATAACAGTGTTCTGTTGGAACAACTACACCATTCTGTATATCAAATAATTTTGCAAACATCTTATTTCTTTTTAATAAAGGTAGGACTTTCTTTCATATAATTAATTACCGAGATAACTTCATCATACAAGTAAGGTACCGGAATTGGTATAACCTCTTTTAAAATAGGATCTCCATTAGAGTCACGTTGTGCAATTGGATAACCCCAATTATCTTTTCCTTCTGTTTCAAAAGAAACATGATGTATATAAATAGTTCCTGGTAATAATTTAGGATTATGCTTTAATATAATGTACATGTATATACTAAGTTGTAATGCATAATGATTAAAGTTACAATCTTCCAAATTAGAAACTGGATGGAGCATCTTCTCTGAGATTCCTTCCCAGTTCTTGAATGACTCCATCTTGATTTCTTTATTGGTTTTGTAATCAATTATGTTTACTCTTCCATTTACTACTTCAACTAAATCTGATTG